CTTATCTTTTCAGGAAATACTAAGTTACCAAATCCACTGGTTTTTGTGTTTGCATTATCAGCACCAGTTCCTGATTGTAATGCAGTAAGACCACTACTTAATTCTGCGGAAGTTATTTTAAAATCATCATTAGCAGCATTACCACCCATTAATTGTTTTGTGTCTGCATTATTGAGACCTGACTCATCTTTAACCATGGTTTCTGCATGGTTTCTTATGCTTCCATCTGCAAGACCTGCTTCAACAAATGCTTTATCATTTTTATTTGCACAACCCCACCAATTATTATTATAATCTACTGATCCGTCTGGACTTATTGTTCCTACTCTTTTATCTACACCAAATTCTTCATTGTAAACTTCTATCTCACCAGTCTTTTCATTGACTAGAGTGAAATATGCTTCGTTAGTTTTTGGGTCACTGAATCTATTTTCTACTGCATCAGATCCGTAGTATCCCGCCTTAGTCGTCATTTAAAAGAACTTTTTATCTATTTATGAGAAATTTACCATACTGTAATGAAAGTAGATCATCTAACTCCTGAGATCGAACTGCATACAACTGACCAACAACTTCACCCCACGTATAATTACGAGGTTTTTGCCAATGAAAATTGATTCCCCTGAATCCCCACCTGAATATATCTGTGCAAGCAATCAATGGTTGTTGATCATACTGTATCTTAGGAGTTTTGGGTTGATATATGAAAGTATAAAAGTTTCCAACATCAGGAACTGGTGTCACGGTATCGTTAAAGATATCCATAATAGTCATCATAATATCTTCCACATCTGTTGTATTCTCTTCTTCAAGTCGTGCTTTGAGTCTTTCAATCCTTGATAAAGGTTTCTGATATTCTCTTTGATTTAATGGAACAGGTTTACCTGTATATTGGCCAGGTTTTGTCGGGTTTCTGGCATCAATATCTGCTTTTATTTCATCAAAGGTTGCCATTATCTGATACCTAACTCTTTTTCTGTTATTATTTTAAATTCAATTTTTCTATCTGCACACCACTCTTTTGCTGCTTTCCATTTTGCTGTATTTACTGCATAAGTTTTGCACTCATAAAGATATGATTTAGTCACTCTTTTTCTTGCTGTGGGTTGTCTTGTTTGTTTATCTGGTTTAACTTCTACCACATAGGTTTTAATCTTACCAGTGCTTTCTTTTACTTTTATAATAAAATCTGGAAAGTAACGATGAACTCTTTTATCGACAGGAGACTTATAAGGAATCCAGAACTCTTCACTTCCCCACTGTAATATATTTTCATTTAGGTCACAGTAGTTACAAAACCTTCTTTCCCAACTACTTCTACAAATAATATTGTTAGAATCACCTTTATATTTCTTTGGAAATGATGGTTTAAATCTACTTTTAATACTTTCGCCCATTTTCCATATACATAGTATATAAGATAAACATATTTATAAATGCCAGCATCCTCTAGGCCAACCAAAAGAACCGTAGCAGATATTAAAGCAAACCTTTTAAGACCTGCCACTACCTCACATTTTGAGGTTGATATTCCAATACCGAGTGCTCCTAACTTCCGAACTAAACTAGGAGTTCAACAGGATAAATTACAATTATTGTGTAATGCTGCTTCTTTACCCGGATCTAATTTAGCAACACTTGATATTAATAATGACTATACAGGTGTTACTGAGAAGCATGTGCATAGAAGAGTGTTTGATGATAGAATAGATTTAACTTTTTATGTTGATGCAGGAAACTATCTTCCAATCAGATTTTTTGAAAGTTGGATTGAATTTACCACAAATGGAAGAAACATAACTCCGGGAGATAATACAGAACAATTATTGCAACCAAATTATTTTTATAGGATGCAATATCCTGATGAATACATTGCTGACAGTGGATTAAAAGTTAGAAAATTTGAAAAAGATTATCAAGGTGTGCTAGAATATGAATTCGTGAGGAGTTTTCCTATCGCCATATCTTCTATGCCTGTTTCTTATGATGCATCTAACTTATTATCATGTAATGTATCATTCAGTTATATTAGATATGTGGTTCATCCTGTAAATCCGCAAGGTAGGTTTGGATCATTCAGTCCATTCGAGCAATCACAATACAATGCTGGTGGACTTGCTGGTGTTGCTGGTAACCTTGCTGACGCTGCGGTTACTACTTTAACTGGCAACAGATTTTTAGGAGATCTTTCTGGAGCAGTCGTTTCAAATCTCCTCTAAATAAACATACTGAAATAATCTATAGGACATTATGCCTTTACCAAAGATTGCAACTCCAACTTATGAGTTGGAACTTCCTTCAAGCGGTGAGACAATTAAATACAGACCTTTCTTGGTCAAGGAAGAGAAGTTACTTGTCATTGCTTTGGAGAGTGAAGATAATAAACAGATTACCACTGCAATTAAAGCAGTTCTAAAATCATGTATCCTTACAAAAGGAATCAAAGTAGATACACTCCCTACATTTGATATTGAATATCTATTCCTTAATATTAGGGGTAAATCTGTTGGAGAAGAACTTGAAGTCAACGTCTATTGCCCAGACGATAATGAAACTCAAGTTCCTGTGACTATTAACTTAGATGATATTCAAGTTCAAAAGAATGAAGATCATACTAACAAAATTAAAATTGATGAATCTGTAATGATGGAGATGAGGTATCCATCTTTAGAACAATTCATTAAAAACAATTTTGATTTTGATGATAAAAATGCAATGGATCAATCCTTTGATTTAATTGCAGCATGTATCGGAAAGATTTACACTGAAGAAGAAGTGTGGTCAACTGCAGATTGTAGTAAGAAAGAGGTCAAGGAATTTCTTGAGTCCATGAATTCAAATCAATTTAAAGATATTGAAAAATTCTTTGAGACTATGCCTAAGTTATCTCATACAATTAAAGTCACTAATCCAAATACAAAAGTTGAAAGTGAAGTTGTACTTGAGGGTTTAGCATCTTTTTTCGCGTAGCCATGATTCATATGAACCTAGAGTCTTACTTTAGGTTGAATTTTTCTTTGATGCAGTATCATAAATACTCATTAACGGAGATTGAAAATATGATACCATGGGAACGTGATATCTATGTTGGTCTCCTTCAAGCACACCTTGAAGAGGAAGAATTGAAACAGAAACAAGCACGAGCAAATGGCTAAACGTCTAACTGCTACTATAGACAAAGAAATTAAGCAACTGCTTATTAATGACTTTGGATACGAACCCGTTGATCTTGAATCTTACACGGGTCAAATTCGTGCGTTAAAAGAAAGTTATAATTCACTTCAGATAAAAAATCCAAAAGATCCTAGATTAATACAACTACAAATAGCAGTAAAGGATTTAAAAGCAGACAGAGAAATAGAGAAAGATAAGACTGGTAAGTTAAAAAAAACAAGAAAGAGAAGATCAGATGCTAAGTCACTAGAACAAATACAGGCAGAGATAGATGCAAGGACAAAGAAAAAGAAAATAAGTGCTGCTAGTATTGCTCCCACTCCAAATAGATTACTTGGTAAGGGTATTGGTAAATCTCCTATAGGAGAAAGTAGTCAAGGTATTGTAGATACTATTAATGAAAACGTAGGTAAAATATTAGGAACACTTCAGTCTCTAAAAAAATTGAGAATGGATGAGGGAAAAGCAGAGAGATTGGAGAACGAAAAAGAGAATAGAGAAAAGAAAGAAACATCATTAGAAAAAAGTAAATTTACTGTATTCAAACAGGTTGCCTCTAAAGTTTTGCAACCATTTCAAAGTATTTTTAGTAAGGTTCTTGATTTTATAAAAACAATTTTGTTGGGTAGAGTTCTTTTTAAAATCATAGAATGGATGGGTGATAAGAATAATCAAAAGAGTATTCAAAATATTTTTAAATTCTTAAAAACTTTTTGGCCTGCTTTACTAGCAGCATACTTATTATTTGGTAATGCTTTTGGTAAAATGATAGTCAAGATCACTGCTTCAGTTGCAAAGTTTGGAGTAATGATTGTTAAAAAATTAATTCCCAAATTAATAGCAGCATTGACTAAATTGAAAGCAGGTAAGTTTATGAAATTTTTAAAAGGAAAGAAAGGGTTGATAGGAGCTGGTCTTGCACTTACTGCTGTTACTGCATATGGTGTAAGTAAAATGGGTGGTGATGATGAAGAGGAAGAAGAAACTCAAGAATTTAAACAAGGTGGTTTTGTATCAGGCCCAGCAGGCCCCGATCAAGTACCTGCAAAATTAACTGCTGGTGAATTTGTTATGAGTAAGGGAGCAGTTCAAAAATATGGTGCGAATACTCTTGCTGCCATGAACGCTGCTGGTGGAGGAACTAATATACCAACAATTACAAATGAATATAAAGATGGTGGTATTGTAGATAGGGGTAGATATTATACTAAGATGGGAACACCAATGGTGAGAGCAAATAATACACAAAAAGTTAATTATAATAATGGGGGTTTTGTTGGCGACTCTTTTAAATTTAATGGTGGCAAAACTACTCAAAATAATGTAGTAAACAATTTTAATCCAGTTGGTAATTTTAATGAAGGAGGTTTGGTCACCAACTTAGTTCAGAATTTTCAAGGTGGTGGAAGAGTAAGAGGGAGTGGAATGAGATATAATTCACGAACAACAACTCCAGTAATTAATCCACCATCTTCTAATAATTCAGTGGTTCAAAATTATGCTATTCAACAAGCAGCAGAAGGTAAACAATACTCAGGTGGTAGTGGAAGTTCTGTACCAAACTTTGATGCTGAAAAATATGTTTCAAAACAAAAAATACAAACTCTAGGAATGACAATATAGATTCATGGCAAATTTTTTAGCACTAGCACCATCAAAATCAAAGGGAGATAAAAAGGTTAGTCCTAAAATTTCTAGTGGAGATAAGTTGGTATCTATAAATTTAAAAGTAATTGAAGCAAATAAAATTTTAAAAGGAACTCTTGCCTTTGAAAAAAAAGCACTTGGTAATAAAATAAAACAATCAGAAAAAAGTGAAAGAAAAAAGGAAGAAACTGAATTAGAAACTCCACCCGATAATAAAGAAACAAAATCAGCGAGAGGACTTGGAATAAAATTACCAAAATCTAAATTTTTAGATGGTGTCAAGAATTTTGTTATGACTACCCTGATTGGATTTGCTGCAGTCAGATTATTAAAATTCTTACCTCAAATAACTAAAATACTTAAACCATTAGGAACAATTGCAAAGTTTCTAATTAATGTTGGAGGTTTAATTTTAAAGGGATTGATTGCTTTTCTTGATGCTGGAGTAAAGGCATTTGAATTTACAAGAAATGCAGTTAAGAAAACCTTTGGTGAAGATGGTGTTAAAAAATTTGATAGTTTTGTTGGCAATCTATCTAAGTTTTTAAATCTTGTAATGACTGTCGGTATGACTGCGGTTGCAGTCTCAATGGCGATGGCAGATCAAGATAGTGGACGCGATAGAACTCCAGATGGAAAACCACCAAGAAGAAAACCTCGATCATTAGGTGATCGTCTTCGTAGAACAAGAAGGAGTGTTCAAACTAAAGTAGGTCGCAAACTTAAACAAGCGAAAAACTTTGCTAAAAATTTCACACCTAAGAATTTGATGCAAAGAGGTAAAAATTTATTTGGTCGTTTTAAAGATATGGGGAAAGGACTGCTCACTAAGATAGATGATGCAGCAAAATCTTTTATGGGATCACTTGATAATATTATTGGTGGTATTAAAAACTTTGGTGCAAATGTTGGTAAAAAGATAGGTAATGTTGCCAAGATGGCCATGGATGCTCCGGGAAAATTAAGAAAAATGGTTCAGAATGCATTAAAAGGTAAAATAGATGGCATTCTTAAACAAAATGATCTTATCAAAAAACTTAGTAAACTTAATCCAAAAGATGCACCTAAAAATATTAAAAAACTTCTTGAAGGTGCAAAGAGGAACAAAAATATATTAAAATTAAGACAAGGACTTAAGGCAGCTAAAGCAGCAAAGATTGGTGGTGTTGATGCAGTTATTGCTGCTGTATTGGGTTTGATTGATTATACATTGTTTAAAGAATCTCCCATCAATGCGATTCTTCGAGCAGTTGGTGGATTGTTAGGATATACTGCTGGTTTTGCTATTGGTGCTCCGTTTGGTGGTGTTCCCGGATTTATTACTGGTATGGCAGGTGCATTTGTTGGAGAGAAAGCATCCATGTTGCTTGCAAAAGGACTTTCAAAAACAAAATTAGGAGGTATAAAAGATCCTATTATGAATGATGGTAGAATGCTTGTAAGAGATCCTGACGGAGAAGATCTTACCGATGAGGTTAAAGAGGGTAATGAATCACTAACACCAATCAATCTTGGTGATAGTAAAAATCTTGATACTAGCATTCTAGAAACAAATGCTTCATATGAGAGTGGTGGTGGAGAGGTTGCATTAGTTAATAATTCATCTGATGGTGGTGGTGCTGACACTTCTGAGGAGGGTGGTAATGTAGTAAATATGTCAAACAATGGAGATGATGATAATCGAGATACTAGTTCTGATTTGTTTTATAAAAATTCTGGTTAAATAGTAATAGGAGGTATCATCAATGGCAAGAGGGACTAGAGGAAGCGGAGCAAAAAATAAAAGTGATAGGAAATCAACTTCCGCATCTTTTATTGAGACAGTTAGCGTCACTAAAAATAAAGGAAAGAGAAATAAAAGAAATAGATTAACAGGGAAAAAAACTGTAGATCTTGCCAATGGTGTTGTTAATTTAAAATATTATGAGAGTTTACTTCAGGATCATGTTGTTATGGAGGTAACTTTTGCTGATAGTGGTGGTGCAATTGATAATAAATCTGCAGTTAGTGGTTTACCTATTGAAAACGAAGCTAATGTTGATGTTAAAATTAAAGATACTAAAGGTAAGAAATTAGAGTTTACTGATAGAAAAAATAATTCCTTTAGAGTTGAGAAAGTAAATACAGTTGGAGATGATGCAACAAAAAGCATTGTAAATTTACAGTTAATAACTTACGAAGCAGTTAAAAATAATTATTCTGGTGTTGAAATTAGAAAGGATGGAAAAATATCAGAACATGTAAAAAGAGTTCTTAAAGATAAGGAGTATCTTAATACACAAAAGAAACTTAACATAGATGAAACTGCAAATAATTTAAATTATTGTTTTGCAAAAAATAAACCATTCTATGTAATCAATCGAATATCCAAAGATGCTGTTCCTCAAGGTGCTGATGGTAAGTCCGGATCTAAACTTGGTAAGAGTGCTGGATTTATTTTCTATGAGACATATGAAGGATTTTACTTTAGAGGTATTGATACTTTGTTTGGACAAAAACCTAAGATAAAAATTATTTTTAATAATACTCCCGGAAATAAAATTCCAGAGGGATATGATGCAAAGGCATTATCATATACTAAAGAAGGGACTATGAGTTTGACTAAGAAATTAAGATCAGGATATATGAATACTAAAAATATAGAATTTAACCCATGGACTTTGAGTTATAGTGTTACCTCTTTAAGTGCTGAAGATTTAGAAGAGAGTTTAACATTAGCAGGAAAAGGTTTTCCAGCGATGAATGAAGAATTTAATAATCAAGAGTTGAATAAAAATTTCTCTCGTTCTACTTTTTTAGTTAATACTCCCGGAACTTTACCAACTGGAACTGGACTAGGTGATGATCAAGAACAATTAGCAAAATCTAAAGAATTAAATTTTGATGCAAAGTCGATTATGAATCAATCGATTATGAGATATAATCAAGTTTTTCAACAAAAAATTACTATTACTATAGGAGGAGATTTTTCTTTACATGCAGGTGATGCTGTTTTCTTTGATACAAATGAACAAACTCAGCCTGAAAAACAAGTATGTGGTGATGATGTTGATAAAGAAAATGGAGGAAAATATATTATTGCAACGTTATGTCATTACTTGACCACTGATAATACATATACTAAACTAGTATTAGTGAGAGATTCTGTTGGAAGAGAGGGAACTCCCTCATCAGAATCATGAGTCACATCATAAATACAAAAGTAAGCAGGAGTTTTATGTCAGAAATTAAGCACGACTTAGATCACGAAGTTTATCTTGATCCTAAAGATGGTAAAGAACATACTAATCATGGTATGCTAGAGTATAAGAAATCTGAACTTGAAGAAGTTCATGCAGATTATGAATATGCTCATAAAGATGATGTAGTAGAACCAAATGAAGGTAAAATAAACGATTGGCATACAAGACATGAGGATAAGCATTTAGAAATTTATTGCGACAATCATCCTGATGCACTTGAATGTCGAGTATACGACGATTAGAAAATGGCAGAAAGCATACTAAACAATCCCGGATTTTATGGTGCTGATGGTAAAGACTATCCTTGGATAGGTCAGATTGCCGATGACTCTACATGGCGAGATAACATTCTTGCTGGAAAATTTAAGAGTCCAAAAACAATTCCGGGTTGGGGTAGGAGAGTAAAGGTAAGAATCATGGGAGTCCATGATCAGGAACAAGAAACAATTCCTGATGATCAACTTCCATGGGCAACAATAGAATATCCAACTACTGCTGGTTCTGGTGGAGGTAACTCTTTTCAAACAGCAAACCTTAAACAAGGAATGTTTGTTAAGGGATACTTCATGGATGGGCCAGATCAAAACGTTCCTGTGATAACTGGAGTATTAGGACAAAGTGCTCAAACAGAGATGCAATCCAAAACCGGCATGACCGGAGGTGTTGCGTTTGAGTCAATGAGTTCCTACTCTGAAACAAAAGAAGATTACCCCGGAGCAACTAAACCAAAAGTCCCAGAGGATGGTTTAGTTATTGATGAAGAATCTGATGATACTGCGACTCCACCTCCGGGCAGTATTTTTGATGACTTTGGACTTCCTAATACGATTCCCAAAACTCCCATGCAACTTGCAATGATCTCAAGTGGAGTAGCAGATGGACAAGCTGCTGGATTAACAGGTGATTCTCTTCTTGATTTTGTTAAAAATCGAGTTTCTTCTGGAACGGGCAATGCTAAATCTGTAAGTAAATTAGCAACAAGACCAGTTATAAAAAATCCTACTAAGGAAAATCCTGATGCTGTTCACATGTTGAGTGCAGCAGATTTGAAAAGAGATAAGAAAATGTGTGAAAAGATTGTGACTATGAAAACAGATGACATAGTACAATCTTCAATGAAGGCAATGCAAGTTGAGATTGAAAACCTTACTAAAAAAATAGAAGATGCTCAAGAAGCAATTAGATCATATACTGGTGCTGTTGCAGGAGTAGGAAACCCTGTGCAGGATATGAAAAAGTTAATTGCCGAATCTGCATGTCAACAAGCCAAATACATGAAACCAGTATTTGATAAGGTAATGAATTATACTTTGAAAACTACAAATAAAAATATGACTGAGGTTGTATCATCAGTTCCATCAAGCATGAGATATCAAGTGTCTGATATGAAAGAAACATCTGATGAATTGACATCTTGTTTATATGGTAAAATTACTGATAGTCTTTGTGGAACCATTGCAGATTTATTGACTGATTTACTTGATCCTGATGGTTTGAAAAGACAAGCAGAAGAAGATGCATTAACTCCTAGAGATCCTAATGCTCCTAATACCTTTGCATCAGTTCCATCTTGTGTAGCAGAAGATATAGTTGGAGAAGTTTTTGCATTACATGCAGATGCAATTAGTAATGCTAATAATACTTTGCTTGATAATATTAATAGTTTTTTAGATGATCTTCAAAGTCAATTGGGAAAAATTAGTGGATTACTTGGTGGCAGTGGTGCAATGTCAAAATTGGGTAGTATTCAAGGCAACATGAATGCTGCTCTTGGTTTTGCTAATGTTAAAGAAAACATATTTGGTTGTGAACTTCCTGTTTCTCCTTCAGAATCAGATTACTATACCATGTGTAAGGGTGGTACAGGAGTTGATCAACAAAGTGT